ATTTGTACCTTTACCTTGATATGTAATTAGTTCATTACCTACTGCTATAGTTCCTGCTGTTGGAAAACCTGTGTTGGATGTAACATTAATAACAGTACCTGATCCTCCTGTACCTGCAGTATCCGCATTTAAAGCTCCGTTTAAAGTAGTGGTTAAGGCCCCTGAAACAGGTCCACCATATTGAGAAATACCAAAACCATATCCATAAGTTTGTTGAGCTGGCCCGATTGATTGATAAGGTTCTACAATCATAGATCCCCCAGTTGAAACTGCACTAGTTGCTTGGTTTAAAGAATCAATAGTAAAAGTAGTGTTAGTAGGAACTGTTAACACTTGAAATAATTTATCTTCAAAATCAGAAGCAGAGAGTCCTGTGCTACCCGGTAATGTTACAGAATTTAATAAAACTATATCTCCCACTTCTAGATCATGTGCAGAAGTAGTTGTTATTGTACAAGTTTTAATTGAAGTACTATCTGTAGCTAATGTAGATGATGTAAATGTTGTTTGAACTCCAGCGTTGTTACTACGAAAAGGAGTTATATCAAAAAGTTGTCCCTCAAAGTAAAGAAGTAAAAATTTATCAGTACCTATTGCAACATAACGATTTCCTTCTAGATCAACAAAAGAGTGCATCTTTCTAGAAACACCTACAATTGTGTCTAAAGTTAATGAGGCCCAACCTCCAACTTTTTCTGGAAGTCCATATCTAAATCTTACATTATCGGAATCTACCCAACGCCCTACTGCACCAACAGCTGTATCTTGTTTATTTACACCCGGTAAAAATTTAATGGAAGTAAGAGCCATGATCCGTGCTCCTTATGCTGTGTTCGTTTTATACGCCCAGCCTCTTGTAGAATCTACATAAACCAATGTGATTGCTTGGCCATTTGTACTTAAAGTTAAGTTACTTGTACCTGAATTTATAGGTTTGTTGTTCCTGTCAATAATACAGTTGTTTGATCCAAAAGTTCCTCTAGCGTCTATAATTGTAACTTCATCTCCTGTAGCTGGAGCAACAGGTAAAACTATTGTAATAGGGTTTGCAGTAGTGTTTGCTAAAATTTGATTTCCTGCAACTGTTGTGTAGGATGAATTAGAATCTGTAATTGTTGCATAACCTTTTTCTATAAGAGTTGTAGTAGTTTGAGTTCCATCAGATACACACATTAATGTAGATCCAGGAGGCACAGGTTGAGCTGTCCCACTTGTTGTTAAAACGTCTAGTGTTCTATTTGATGTTCCTCTAACCGTAGCATCTTCTACAAACCATAGTCTAGTAACTCCGCTACCACTAGGCATAGTTAAAGTTCTGTTAGCTGAAAGCGTTCCTGTTAATTTTAAAAATATATTTTTACCGTTTGACTCCACTCCATCTGTTAAAGCTAAAGTAACGTTAGCTCCGGCCATATCAACTGATAAAACTCCTGATGAAGATTGTTGTAAAATTTGTAAGTTAGTATTAGTGATCGTTCCCCAAAGACCTGCTTTTTCTCCGGTTGTTACAAGTTCTAATTTTAAATCTGATGAATAACTTGATGCCATAATTTCCTTAACTTGGATCTATTGGTGTCCAAACCATTGTTGCTCCTGGTATTATATTTTCCCAGGTTATAACGTTAGGACTATTTACACTAGCCACTAATTGACTACCTGTTGGATTTACTAACGCTGTTCCTGTTACTGTAACACTTCCTGTAGCAATCGTCAATGTATTTCCAGTAACTGATGTATTGGCATCTGCAGTAACTGTAACAGTTCCTATGCTTAATGCGGTTGCATTACCAGTAACACTAAAGTTAGCATCCGCTGTAATACTTAAAGTCCCCGTTCCAAGAACTACTTGTGAAGCATCAGGAATCTCTACAATAGAATCAGCTGTAATTCCAGCACTACCAATACTAATTGATAAAGTATTACCGGTTACTTGAATGTTTACGTTGTTATCGTCATCGACCGTTGAGAACGGTCTTTCGGCAAATGAAGCAAATCCGAAGAGCATGGTCTATGCTCCGTTGTCGATTACTGTTCCACCATCTGCTATCCATTCTTGAATTGCTTGGTAATCTGTGTTTGCTTCTTCTAGTGGTACAGACCATTCAACATTATTTTTTATAATTCTGTATGAACAAAATCCAAATCTATCATATTGTTTTTCTACTGATGTAATCATAGTTCTGAGTCTCCTGTAATATCTGCTGCTGTATTATTATTTGCATATAAAATAGCTGCATTTCCATCTGTTCCAGAAAGACTATTTTCTGATGACCAGGCTGTAGTGCTTGTTCTAGTTGATCCCATACTCCAAGCTGCACTACTACCAGAGTATTCAATACTCCAATTACTTCCTGACATACTAGGAGCAGAACGCATAACAACAGGATGATAACCTTGTATCATTACATTAGAAGAACCAATTTGCATACCTTGTGAACCTGGTCCATAAGCATTTTCAGATAATCTTTTATAATAATACCTCTGACATCTTTGTAAATTCACATCATAAGGTAAGAACTCAAATTCAGATGCAGTTGTTCCAGCTTCTAATTGTACTCCTGTCACATACCATTCGTTTGATGTACTATCTGCAAGGTTGACTTGACCTACTGCTCTGTTTGCTGCTGTTACAGAGTTCCAAGATGTGTTTAAAGTACCAGATGTTAAATTACTCCCAGCACCTAAATACCAAATAACATCTAAACTTCTTGCATTATCATTTCCAAATGCACCAGTAGTATCTCCAGCAAAAGTTATAGTTTTCTTTTCCCAAGTATTAGCTGATGAAATTGTATATGATTTTGAAATTTGTCTAGTATTATCCAAATCTTGTAATTCACAAATATAAGTTCCAGTTTTATTACTTTTTACCCAAAATGAAAGAGTTGTACTTTCAGCAGATGAAGTTCCTTTTTTTAAATATTGTAACATTTGACCTTCTAATCTTTGTTGTAAATTTATTTTATCACCAGCAGCTGGAGAAGCGTCAGCAGTTGTACAATCATATTTAAAAGAATTAGCAAAACCTTGACCAGTTGGAACATCTGTTGATTGAGAGAGTGTCCATGTTCCTTGTGTATCTATATCTGCTAACCATCTATCACAAGTAACATATCCGCCAGTTGTGTTTGAACTACTTGAAGTTCCTCTTTGAGCAATACTCATATCACCATTGATGAGGATGTTCTTCGACTGAACGATGTTAGACATCTTAACGTTCTGAACTGAACTATCTGCAATTGCATTTGCTGTTGTTATTCTAGTTATCGCCATATTATTTCAATGCCTCTATTTCATCGTCCGTTAAACCTAAAGCTTTGAGTTTAGCATTTGCTGATGCTTTGTCATTAATTTTTTTAGTTTCACCATCTTTTAATTCTTGTATCTTTGCATTAACATCAGCTTCACTAGGTATTGTTGCACCATCTTTAATAATTTTTATATTTGCGTAAGTCATTCTTTGGTCGTTAGGAATTTTATTTCCATCACTATCAACTTTTTTCCAACCATACCAATTACCACCATTAAAAGTGTGTAATGCGTCTTGTAAGTAATCTCTATCCATCTTATGTATCTCCTAATCTTATAAATGTAAAATATGTGTAGTTTTCAGTACTAGTTCCTACTAAACTTGTAGTAGATGGCGAAGCATGTTCAACAGCAAACCTAACTTTATGAGTTGATGTATTTGTAACATCAAATATATATTTTCCTTCTGCTGATTCATATGTTGAAGAATTAGAATGAATCATTGCAGTCATAGCGTAAGCTACAGCAGTATAGTTAGAGTTATCTGTAGTAACATCTAAATCTAATCTGCAATATCTGCTATTTTCTGAACTATTAGCAACAGTAGAATTAAAAGTTATTAAATAAATACCAGTCGCTGGAAAAGTATATACACCAGAACTTACACTCATTCCATTTCCAATATAACCAAATCCTGTACTATCAACTCTTTCCAAATTACTTGAAATTGGATTTGCATCACCAGTTAGACTAGCACTTAATCTCCATTGATCAGCTTGTGTAATTCCATTTGTACTAGCAACAGCAGAACCATTATTCTGTAATGTCCCAACAATATTAGTAGTATCCCCCGATGCGCCGATAGTAATAGTATCAGAACTCTCGTTGATAATGTTATTACCTGATGTATCTTGTATTGTGTCTACTTTTAAAATTGCTGTCATTATGCTCCTATTAATTTATATCCACCTAAATATGTACCTTTGTCATCTGCTCTTACTCTTGGTGCACCACTACTCATTGTAGCAGTAATATAAAGTTCAACATAATCTCCTACTGCTAAATCCATTGTTGCATACAAATTATGACTTGTTGCAAAACCATAGTTATTTTCATAAGAAACATATTGTTGTCTATACACTGAACCATTTTTATATATTTTTCCAACTCCAAATCTGTTTGTGCTAACACCACCTGTAGTTTGTACAGTAACACTTCCATAAATATAATATTTACCAGCTTGTCCACTAGGAACTGTAAATCTATAATTAGAAGAATTATCATACGCACTGTTTGTATCAAAAACTTCTGTATTACAATTAACTTTAGTGTCGGTGGTATTTGAAATATCTGTGTTTGCACTTAAATATGCTTCAAAAGCAGGAGTCGCTTTCATAGAACTATTTAACGTAATAGTTCCATTAGCCATATCAACAGTCTCCCCAGATTGACCAAGAGTAATGGTCCCTGATCCAGAGCTAGTTGTTATTGTTCCTACTTTTAAAGTTCCGTCTGCCATAATTTTCCTATGTGATTAATTTGTATCCAAACCAAAAACATCTGTTATTGGCTTCATCTCCATCTTTATTTAGACTCCAAGTTCCACCACCTTCTACATCAGCTTTTGCATATAATTCTACATAGTCATCACTATCTAATTCTATGGTGGCATTTATTGTGCTGCCACTAAGACTGTCAACATTTTCCGAAACATAAAATAATTGTGAACCATTTTTATATAAAGCTAAATTTACTGTAATAAAATTTGCACTGCCTTCTATAAATACACAAGCTCCAAAATTATATTTTCCAGCTACTGTTGGAGTAAAACGATAATTACTAACATCGTATTTTGAATCCGTATCATAAAATTCAGCATTCATAGCTAATTTTGTGTAAGTGTCGTCTGTAAGACCATTTTGGTCTGCATTTGCATAAGCACTAAAAGCTGGAGTGTTAGTTGCAAACCCAGTTGCCGTTCCAGAGTTAGCAATCGTAACTCCTGATGGAATTGCTATCGTATCCCCACTTGTGCCTAGCGTTAGCGTAGTACCTGTAGATGGATCGACTTGATTTGTTTCTAATTTACTCATTATAAAATTACGAATGTACTCCCTGATGGAATTGTTATAGTGCCTGAAACTGTAACGGGTCCTACTAAGGCTCCGTTATTTGAACCTGACATAGATATACTAC